TAAAGTAATCCCGGCACCGTTTGGGCCTTAAATGAGCGAAGTAGTTCTAAATACCGCTATCTGCTCTTGTGGAGCTCATCAAGTATTCCGTGATGGGCTCTGTCAGCGGTGCTTGCTTAAAAAGCAATGGCAGACGAATACAAGTGTTGACAGTCTTGGTATCTTTGGCTTTTTCAAGGCTTGCATTCCATTGGCGTTTAAGAATTTCAAGTATGGCATTCCAAGGATTCACTTGGAAATCGTATGGGAAGTTATTAGAAATGTGGCAGGGTGGAAGTTCTATGACCGTCAGATAGTTATTGCTGCTCCTCGCGGCATCTCAAAAACAACTCTCATCTCAAAAGGTATCGCACTGTATTGTGCGGTATTCGCACTAAAGAAGTATATCGTAATCTCCTCAAAGACTGGGCGTACCGCTCAGAAGTCTCTCCGTTGGATTAAGCAAATGCTCGGTAAGTCCATAATTATTAGTATCTTTGGCGACTTACGTCCTGACGCTAAAGGAAAGAGACTTGAGTTTGACCAGATTGAAGGTAAGTGGACAAGCGATATTATCATTCTTACCAATGGCGTAACCATAGAAGCTATTGGCATGGGGCAGCAATTACGTAGTGCTGCTGAAGGCGAAGAAGCAAATAGAGTTGACTTATTTATCGCAGATGATACCGAGACTGATGAAAATACGAGGACCCCCGATAGGCGAGAATCAAACGAAGTCTGGTTGTTCGAGGTTGTCATTCCATCGCTTGATATTGATAACGGGACATTAGTATTCATCAATACTCAAACTCACTCAGAATCCATATTATCCAAGCTCTTAAAGTCTAAAGGATGGCGTAAGAAGTTCTATCAGATTGTCCGAGTGCGTAACGATGGTGTTGAGGAGTCTATCTGGCCTGAGAAGTTTCCAATGCGAGTTATTGAGGCTATTCGTACAAGCTACGAAGATACAGGTCGCCTAAACTCATTCTACAAAGAGTATTACAACCTAATTCGTAGTGAACGTGGTTTTGACGAGAAGTGGATTCGTCGGTATATAACTTGTGAAGCGATGTTACACGCTGGCCGTAAATGGATTCGCACTCTGATTCAAGGTGAGGAAACGCCAAAGACGTATAATGCAGTTATGAGTCTTGGTATTGATTCCTCATTCAGCTTCTCGGAGAGCGCTGACTGGACAGTAATGATTCCAATGGCGACTATTCATGATGGCAGAGTGTTTGAGTTCCCTATCTCAAGGGGGAGATTTACAACTTATGATGACGTAGTTGAAGGTGTGACTAAGCGCAAAGGGATTATTGATGAGGCGATAAGACTCCATGAAATCTACAACTTCGATATAATTACGGTAGATACAGCTGGGCAGCAGCTTGGGCTATATCACTTAATTAAACAAGAGTTTGAAGAGAGATATGGCGGTACAGTTCGCATCATGGAGTATAACGCAAGCAAGGAAAAGAAAGCTAAGCTTGATAGGCTGGTCAACTTCTTACAGCCACGGTACGAAGCAGGGTTCATATATCATTCGCAGGTGACACCTGAACACGACAGAGAGCTTATGTCAGTTGGGGATACAACAGACGATATTCTTGATGCAGAGTTTAACGGGATGATTCACGCTTATCGCCCTGAGTTTATCGAGTATAACCCAATTATGCTTCCTATGAGTTATCAAAAAGCTCAGTTAGCGTTAAGTGGCTCAAAACGATTAGCAACTGATTGGCAGGTTAATTAAGTGCCCGAATATTTAACAAAAGACCAGGAACAAGAAATTCAAGCTGCTTCGGGATTCAGGGTAGCTTCCGAAGAGGACGCTAAGCTTTGTATTGACGCTTACAAGGAATACAAGTCAGCACGCGCTCCTCGTTATCGTGACCAAGTTGAGAATGATAACTTCTATCATAATGTACAGTATACACCTGAACAGCGCAATGAGATAATTGCCCGTGGGCAAGCGCCACTTGAAATCAACGTGACTTATAGCATTATCAAGCAGATTGTTTCATTGCTCACATCCGAGAACCCAACATGGTATGTAGACCCGGTTACTGATGCAGATAAAGGCTACGCTTATACGATGCGTAGTCTCTTGAACGCAACTTGGTATAACTCAAGAGGTGGTCGTCAATTCTCTCAGATTGCTAAGAGCGCTGTTGTCGCTGGAGTTGGCTATGCAGGAATAAACCCAACTACATTTGCTGGTCAGTTTGGTGTTCAGTTCAAGCATATTCCTTATGCTCACGTATATCCATCACCTAACATACGGGAGTTTGACGGTAACGATGCCGAGAATTGGATTATCAGTAAGCATATATCACACCAGCAAGCGTCTGAACTTCTCAGTAAGACAGTCAAAGAGATTGAAGAGTACGCTGAGTCAGCTAAAGACGCTTGGGCTGCTGAGGATGGCGAAGATTCTAACAACAACCCGTCTCTTCGATATATGGCACCCCTTGAAGGTCATAAGCGAATACGAGTTATTCAGCGACTTTCAATGGAGAACCAGAAAGTCTTTATCGTTAAGCCTAATGGCGCTGGGGCAATAGGGAGAAAGATATACTTTTCGCTCCCAGAAATCATCAAAAAGCAAAGAGCGCAAGGGCTTGTTACGGTTGAAGAAGCCCAAATGCGTGTACTTGCGAAGTATATATCCATTGGGAAGCATTGTCAAAAGTATTACATCCCAATTAGTACATATAATATCGTCCCATTCATTGATGAGTTTAACGATAACCCGTATCCTCTTGGTGAGATAGACTTTTTGATGCCTTTACAGAAGGCGCTTAACAAGTTCATGATGTTGACGATTCTTAACGCTACACTCGCCAATAACATGAAAATGCTTGCCCCTGAAGGCTCTATTGACCCAGACTATTATCAGGCGAATTATGCTGTACCAGGTTCACTACTTACATACAAGTGGTCGACTGGAATGCCTGAACCAAAACAAATTAATCCATTGCCATTTAGTGGGCAGTTCTTTGAGTTTCCTCAGTTCATCATTCACTTGATGGAATATATCACTGGAATCTTTGGTGTTGTCCAAGGTAATCCAGAGGGCGCACCACGGACTGCATCTGGTTTAATGTCGCTTCAGAATTATGGTGGTCAGAAAGTTCGGTTGCTTGGCAGAAACATGAATGATGCTTTATCGAATGCTGGTGATGTTGCTATTGAGATGTATCAGAATTACGCACCATATAATGGACTCATCTCGTACTTTGAGGATAACGAAGTAAAGTATCTTCGATACAACACGCTTGAAGCTAAGGATGGCGGCATAGCAATCGCTAACGATATTTCTATTGGTAAGTATAAAACCCGATGTGTTATTAAGCAGAACTACGGTAGCGAGCGAGAACTGAAAGCTAATATGCTTGCTAATCTTGCAGCTCAGACAAAGAGTAGCGCGCTAATAAAGCCTATATTGAAGTTAGCTGATATTCCTGAGGTTGATGAAATCATCGAGTCAATGGATGAGTTGACACAGGCTAACCAGACTATCCAACAGCAACAGCAAACGATCGAGCGTATGAATCAAATTAACCAACAACTTGAGAATCAGGTTATCGCAAAAGGTCAGCAAGTTAAGTTAGCGGATTTCTCCGCTGAGCTTGCTAAGCTTAAGTTCAGCCTTGAGAAGGATTTAGCGGTTGCTGTTGAAACTGAAATAAACAAGCTAAGGATGGACTTAGCTAATGTTCCAACTAACGGTCAAGAATAGAGGTAATTATGCCAGAACCATCGGTTACTGTAGTTGATGTTACTGGGAAACCCGCACCTGTAGTTACGCCAGACCTTAAGGAGCGCTCAGATAAGAGAATGAGCAACTTCCTTAAGAGTGTTGAGCGTAAAGAAACGGGTGTTGCTAATTCCAGTAAGTCATCGCAGCCAACAGGTGCACCTGCAAGTGGGGCGGCTCCAGTAGCAACTCCACCTGCAAAACCAGCAGAGCCAGTTGTTCCAGTAGCTACGGAACCGGCTAAGAAGCCGGATGAAGTAGCTGATAAGGGCAAACAACCTGCTGAACCAAAGCCAGCAACGGTTAATTGGGAGGAAGAAGCCAAGAGGCATCAGTCTCGTGCTGACAAACTCGCAGAGCAATACAAAGAGTATGAAGGCAAGAAGGCTATTCCTGATACCGAGTATGCGGAGTTGGTGCAAGCAAAAGAAAGAGTTGATGCTTTCGTTGCAGACCCAACTGGATTCATACTCAAGTATACACCGCAACTTGCAAAGCAACTGCAATCTGCTGGTGACCCGATTAAAATGATTGAGGCTGAGGTTTCTGAGTTCACAGACGAACTGAACAAGCAATTCAAAACCCAGTTTGGCGAGGATTGGCGATTTTCAGAAGCAGAAGCATTGCAACCGGGGAATCCAAGTTTCCGGTATAAGCTTGCTATTGAAGAGAAAATTGCTGACTCGCGAGATAAGCAACGAAGGTATGTCGAGCAGCAACGCGATAACCTTCAAAAGGCTTCACAAACCAAGATGTCTGACATTGCGAAGTTAAAGCAAGAGTTTGGCTTCACTGATGAGGATATTAAGCAGGCTGAAACTAATCTGGAAAACATCCAGACTAACTATTACAATATGTATCGGCTTGCCTTAATTGACAAAATCATTGAAAAGAAACTCTCACTGCTTCCAAATGCTCCAAGGCCAGCTCCTGATTTGTCGCAGTCACCAGCTTCTCGCGAGCCAGCTGCTCCGAAGCCAGTAGAGCTTAATGCTGATACAAAGCGAGTTCTTTCCAGAATGGGTGTGCGGTCACTAAACAGAGTCTAAACAAGTATATCCATTAGGAGTTAATTATGGCAGGCACAGAAGGTGCATTAGTAACGGGTGCTTACGGATTGAATGACATTCCGGCAGCGCTATTGAAGTATGACAAGGACAAAGATTATGCTGGGATGATTGTATATATTCAGCGTGAGATAGCGTCCTTGACGTACTTGATTCGTGAGAGGATGCCTAAAATACAGGTTACCTCACACGAACCAACACTCCCAGAAGTAACGGAACGAGCATACACATTTGTTGTAGTGAGTGCAGCCGCTCCTGGTTCTGGAGTGATGAATGAAGCGTGGGTGTTCACAAATGAAAACGCTAAGAATCTCCAGAAGAATGACTTTTTGGTGGTTGATGGCGTTTATTTTAATGGTACAGCAACATGGACGGCAACCTTTAGTGCCACATCAGGCCCGAAAGAAGTTGTCCGTGTAATTGACGTTGGTTCAGCGGGAGCATCAAACACAACCGTGACTGTTGAACGTGGATGGGGTGGTAATGGCTCAGGCACTCCGACTCAAGTAACTTCGTCAATGAATCTTATCCTTTCAACTTCAGCGGCTGGTGAAGCTTCTCGAAGCCGTAGGTCAATCGGTAAGAATATAACAACCGATGTGAACTACGTACAGTTGTTTCGAGAACCTTATGAAGCAACTGACTTTGAGATGGATGAGGACCTGTTCTTCAATGAGCGACCCGAGCAGACCAATGCAAACCTTGCTTCTTTGCTATTGATGAAGAAGCTTGAGTTCACTTGGTGGCAAGGTGTTAAGAACAAGAGGGCGGATAGTGTAACCAATAAGGTGTTGTATACCACTGGTGGCATTATTCCATTTATTCCTCGCGATGCGGCTCATCAGATTAACTTTAACGGTCCCATCACGTCAACTGCGATGAATGATACTGTTAAGAACATTATGAAGCTTGGTGGTTCCACTGAGCGATTCTTGTTCGGCGGTTACTCATTTATCAATGCTTTCAATAATGCTTATGATAATAAGATTCAGCTCAATATGCCGATGGTTCAGCGATATGGTTTGAACATCAAAACCATTGATAGTTCTATTGGTGGTGCGCTGCATATCTTGCCGTCATTCGCACTTACTGAACTTGGGTATGACTGGGAAGCTTTCGTACTTGATTTCGGTGACGCTTCTGCACCATACTTCCAGTATATGTATATGGATGACATTTACATCAATACTGGTCGAGATGGTAAGGGAATCCAAGATAACGATGAGTTCATCCGCAAGGAAGAGTTCGTCGGTAAGATTGGATTACTCCGAAGAGCGGCACAGTATCAGGCTCATATCTACAACGTAACCCAAGTATAAGAAAGGGAGAATAACACAATGCCTAGTATTCATGATAACGTATTCAAGCTTGAACAGTTGGGCGCTCACCAAGGGCTCTCGCCAAGTGATATTATATGCGAGATTGTTCGGGTAACGCTCTCGTCTGGGACAGCTGAATGCCCTACGATTTTTGAAAATGGTAAAATAATTGCTGTATTTATCACTGATTCAAGTGGAACGATTACAGCGATTAATTCTACGGTAGGGTTCGCAACTGACATGGTGGTTACTTCAAACGCCATTACAATTAACAGTAATACTGGTGGCGCTCAGACAGTTAGCGTAATGATTCTTGGTCGACCATCAATCTAAAAGGAGACCAAAATGGCTAACTTAAATCCGGTAGCAGTTCTCAGAGATATTAGTAACTCTGTTAACTGCACTCGTCAGGCCCATGAAATCGTCGGTAGGGTGGCAGGTGGCGCTTCAAAAACGGTTACAGTTGAAACAAAGCTGAAATCTATTCTTTCGGCGGTTGTTATCAATGAAACTGATGGCGCTGTTGTAGCGACTACTATTAGCGACTCAACGGCAACAGTAGGTACAAAGAAGGTTGCATTTGCTGTGGTAAACGCAAAGGATTACAGCTATCTTATAGTTGGACTCTTTGGGCGTACTGCTACAGTAGATACAATCAGCAATGATACAACAATTACTTACGAACCGATTAAAGGTGGGTTCTAAGCGATTGTAGCCCATGGTACGGAGGCGGCCTTGTGCAATTCTGGAGGGAAAACCATAAGGCCGCTGGGCTACACAAGGGGAGTGAATGAATATAGCTAAGTTAAAATCTGAGCTTATTAGGGACGAAGGACTTAGGCTGAAACCCTATAAGGACACTGTTGGTAAGCTAACAATAGGTGTCGGTAGGAATATTGACGACATGGGTATCACACACGATGAAGCTATGTTCTTACTCGGCAATGATATTTCTTTTGTTGAAGCTGACCTTGATGCGAAGTTGCCTTGGTGGAGAAATCTCGATGAAGTACGCCAAAGAGTTCTTGCTAATATGGTATTCAATTTAGGGATAACTCGGTTTCTTCGGTTCAAGAATACAATAGCACTTATTGAAGTAAAGAGATATAAGGCCGCTTCCGAGGAAATGCTTAAGTCGGTTTGGGCTGAACAGGTTGGTATTAGGGCAAAAAGACTCGCTCAAATGATGTGTGATGGCAAGGAGCCAGTGTAATGGCCATATCGGTATTCACACCAAAACTTGACGAAGAGATACTTAAGCTTCGTAGAAAGCTTGGTGATATTTATGATGAATCGGGCAATCAAATCGTACTTGATACATCGCCTGGCGCTGGTCAGATATATGTTGGGAACCCAGCGCTAATATCTACATTTAAGTCATCCGAATTGCTTGATTGCTATAATTCTGCTTGTGTACGATTCTTAGATTACTTAGAGTCTGTTCTTCCTAAAAAGTCGTGGGAAAAGTACATTCGTGTTAAGTACGCAAGAGAAATAGTAATTACTAATATTGATGGTGAAAGGGCTATTTTTCTTACTGATGTTTCACCTTCGATATGGAGAATACAGGATTTAGCGATAGACGCTGATGGGGATAGTAGCTTAGGTGTAGAGATTTCACCGTCTGAGTATTTCTCTCACAAGAAGGGGTTTGTCAAAACTCGTAGTACACAATTACTTTATACTCTTATGAGTGGAGTAGATGACGATAATGATGGTATATTTTTGCTAAATAGTGGTACCACAATTACAGCTAGTTTCACATATTTCGCTCAGCATACTGATTTTATTCATAACAGTGATGGTGATGTAACTATTTATACACCCCAAACATTAGAACGAATACGAGTTATTGCTGAAGGATTAGCTCAAAGGTATCGCTCAGTAGAAACTCGTGATTTACCTGAAGTTGACGAAAGAAGTTTAATCCAACAGGACTTAATTTCAATACAGAAAGAGGCTAAGTAATGGCTAGTACCCCTAGTACCCGATGGTCTCCAAAAGATGTACTCTCAATGGTGCGAGAGTTAACAAAGACCGTTGAACAGCGCAAGGTTCTTTCAGAGCAAGGTAAGTATTTCTATAATACAGCGCTCTCAGAGATAGTTGGTTTGTTGAATGGCTCGCTTGACCCAGCATACTTTAAGTCAGAAGTTATTACAGTCGGGTCTGACATAGTTCTCGAAAAGGACGCCGCTAGCAATGGTGGTGATTTTGTGCAAACCACAACTACGCCAACCAAAACTGTGACTATGAGTAGTATAGTCATCCCAGTTGGCAGTATAGTGAGTGTGGTTACACAAAGTGGTGGTTCATTACAAAGCCAGTGGACAGGTAAGGCTGTATCAGCCTCGAGTAATGGACTTGTAACAACCTATACGTTACTAAGTGGTTCTGCTGCGGCATGGAATGATGGCTTAGGCCAAGGGTTTATAGCTATTCAGAAAACACTATCAACGCTTTCGTATGACCTATCCAATCTTTCAAAGCCCTACGATGTTATAGTTGAGATACTTGACTCTAATAAAGGTCAGTGTGTGAGGGTTACTCCTGGTGAATTTTATTCGATAGGCCGTACTGACTTTGCTCATAAGAGTTATGATGATGATATAATTTGGACTCAGGTTGGCAATATAGTTTATTTCCGTAATGGTGCAAATGTAACCGCTGGTACGAAAACAGTTATTTATCAGCGACAACCTGACTATCCAGTTCTGTATGATGATAATGAAAGCGTTGACCTTGCCGATAAGCATGTTCCGCTTCTTGCAAAACGCATATATACATACTTGGTATTACAAACTGAGAGTGACGTACCAAAGAATCTATCTCAGGAAATGCAAATGGATTATGCTCAAATATCAGCATTTGCTCAATCTGAGTTACAAAATAAAAGGGGAGATAAGAAATGAAGTCAGTATTGATTTTCTCACTGATGTTGATAATTAGTACCGCTCTGTCTCAAGACGTGCCAGCAAAAAATATTACAGTATATGCTGGGACTTTTCGACAGGATTCAGCTGGCGTTAAAACGCCTTGGCAAAAGGTAACTCTCGCAAATAGCTCAACTAAGTTTTACGTAAAGTTCTTTGCACTTGATACGTGCCGTATAGCGTTCAATGATACAGCTACATCGTTAATATACTATCCTGCTGATGGATGGCAGGACTTTTTCTTTCAGGGAAAGTTTGTATACTTGAAGGTTTGGACTGACTCAGTTGCTACATCAACATACAGGATGGTAGTCCAATGATAGTGCGACTACGTAAATTATTATTTACTCTACCTGGCCGTAGACTTGGTAAGTTAATTCTTACTAATGAAGCGATAGGGCCTTTCACTGCCTATCACTGGGAAAGTTGGGGTCAAGAGGATATTCAGCCATTTGGTGATGATGTAACAGTAATTGGAGACTTACCATAATGCCACCTATCATACCGTTAATTAACTTAACGCCTGTTTATGCAAAGCAACCATGGGAAGAAGTGCCGTATACCATTGACATACGTAAATATGTGCCTGATGGGGTTACTATTTCCACAGTAGCGTTTAGAGTGTATTTACCAGGCGATGACCCAGAGACAGAAGCTATTGATGAAATGGCAGTAGGCCAATCACATGATGGTAATACTAAGTTGCAAATAAGGGTTGGTGGTGGAGAAACTGGTACAACCTATCGAGTACGAATTAGGGTACAAGGCAGTGTTGGTCGATACGAAATAGAAGGAGAATTTTATGTTCTGGAAAAAGTTTAGCTTCTTATTGCTATTCATACCGTCAGTGGTTTTCTCGCAGGTAACCATTGACACGATTTCAACGCAGCCTAGTGGCCATCCAGCGGCTATGACGGCTAAGCAGGGTGCGATAGTTATTAACAATAACTTTCGTAAGTTGCGTGATTCGCTTAACGCTAAGTTTCAGTTAAGAGAAGGGAATGCTGTGATTGGCGGTAGTCAGCAAACAAAGGCGTTTATTAGTATAGATACTGATGGGCCTGATAGCGCTATGTTTGGGCTTGACGGATTGGGCAATGCGTATATTTACGATGGTGTAGCTGGTAAGTGGACACTTAAACGCATAGCTGATTCTATTGCGGCTTCCGCAAAGTTACATCAGAATAATGTGTTTACAGGGGTTAATACGTTTGATCAAATAGTGGCATCGGTTATTGTCGCGCCAAACCAAATCTTTCTTATTGGTGGTGCAAATGACACATTAAAAACAGAACGACTTTTTATTGGTGGCGCTATTAGTTCTATTGGGCGACTAACTTTTGGAAGTCAGAATGATACTATTGGCATCGAAAAACATTGGTCACCTGCCCTATCAAGCTTTAGGGGGTCATTAACGATTAAAGCTGCGGATGTTCACTCAAGCTCAACGAATAAGTATGGTGGCAATGTGAATATCATCGCTGGCAATACTCATGGTGGTGCAACATTTGGGACTGCAATAAACTTTTTTGTTCCACAAACCGCCACTTCGACTCCAAGCACATTTGACAATGAGCCAGTTAATTCTGGTAGCATCAGTAGATTTGGATGGATTTTTGAGATAGGGACTCTTATTAAAAACAAGCTTAGCGTTGGTGGCGCATTGAACTATACTGATGCCGACTCACAGCTTACTGTTCAAGAAGGACTTCACGTAAAGCGAGGTGCGCTGATTGATTCAAGTCTTACACTTAAGTCATCACTTCTCTTGGGGACTACTGGCAAGATAAGCTGGGGCAATGATGCGTTTCTTCGCAGGACTGCGGATAAAACACTGACGTTGGATTCAACACTTATTGTTGATAGTCTATTGGCATCGGGTGCGTATATTACACAACTGTATGGTTCTACGTTTGATTTCGGAGCGGGTGGCAATGTGGATGGCACACTAACGATTGAGCAAAAGCCAGTTCTTACACAATATCAAGGTCAAGCCACCTGTGGCGCAGGCGATAGCGTGGATGTTACACTCTCAGGAATAACAGCGAGTGGAAGCTTTCCCGTTGTTTCTTAAAATCAAACCTTCAATCCAGCCAGTGAAAATGTTTGGGCGAGGGTTTGGGTAGATGGTACTCTCAC